CGATGCGAGTACTCCACCTGCTGGGAGCGGCGTTACCACGCCAAGCCAGATGGGAGTGCTGCCGCCATAAGTAGCCTTGCGGACACAATGAGCATTAAAACTTCCCATTTTAAGTGTGTTTTATAAGTTGAACATTTGGGGTAATCGTCATTCCGACGAGATTACTCCCCGATTTTTAAGTCTGTCCACCTCTTCCTTGAAATCCCCTTTCTTATAGCCCTCTACTACGCGACCTGCACTCTTTGGCGGCATTTGACCGCTGCCAAACAGCTCTTTATAGTCCGTGTCGTATATCCCCTTGCACCTTTCCGCAATGGTAGTTGCGGTGTCGGTGTCGGAAATCTCAACTTTTGATAAGGCCAAATTTCTGAGGAAGTCATTGTTAGAGCCGCCACCCCTGAGCAGCTTGTCTGCTTCCCTTTTGAGAGAAGCGTGTTTTTCCCTTATATCCCTTTGTTTCAGCTCCGCATCCAAAGCCGCCTGTTTATCAAGCACTTTTTTCAGCATCGCCTTTACGGCATCTAGGTCGCCGTCGGGATTGTCGGGCTTTTTGTCAGGGTCGTCGGTCTGAACAGGTGTTTTCTTTGCCGCATCAAGTTGTCTTTTCAGGTCTGCGTTTTGAGTGCGCAGAGTGTCGGATTCCCCTTGAATTGCGGTTACGAGTGCTTTGACATCTTCGCCCTTTACCAAGTTCGTAATGTCGTCGCCATCTTTGACGGTTTTTGCTAAATAAGCGGCCACCCCGTCGAAAGCCTTGTCGCCCAACCCCAAATGTTTGTACTCGGTTTTAAGCGCACTTAGAATTTTAGTTCTCATCGTTTGCAAATCGTTTGTTTGCACCAAAATTACCCGATAAATTCAAATAAAGTGGAATAATTATTCAACATTATTAGAATATCATAGGTATTTTTGCTCAAAACGATAAGGCAATGCAAGCAGCACAAACGGACATACTTGACCCCGTATTTGCATCGGTGGGGATGGAAGTTTACACATACGAGTATGTGGAGAGCTTGCGTAAAGAAAACCTTGAGCGCAAGAAAAACGGGCAGAGGCTATACAACCTCATTCCGCAAAGGGGCTTTCAAGAAGACATGATGAATATAGATGCCGATATAAAAATCATCGGCGGAAAGAGGGGATTGGGTAAAACCTTTATCGGACTATACGATGCTTTGCCATATATCTTCAATCCGGAAGTATCTATGTACGGATTCCGCAAATATGAGGATGATGTGGCGCGTGGCATTTGGAAATCGAGTTTTCAGGTTTACCGCTATTTCGGCACTCCCGTAGCATCGTCTTTTCAATGGAACTTCTTGCAGGGTAAAGGTGCTACGATGAAGATGGAGCATCTGCAAGACCAAAAGAAAGTATCGGATAGGTTTAGAGGGGTGGAGATGGCATACATACTCATAGAGGAATTGGCGGAACATACGCGAGAAAACCTTGATGTTCTTTTTGACCTTTTGGCATCCAATCGTTCCACCGCAGGTGTGCGGCCTAAGTGCGTATGCACCTGCAACCCCGTGGGGCGCAGCAACGCCCTACGCCACTTTGTCGATTGGTGGATAGACCCAGATACCAATTTGCCGATACCCGAGCGTAACGGAAAGATACGCTACTTCTACCGCTACGGCAACAATGTGGATGAGATAGTCTGGGGGGATAGCCCCCAAGAAGTATATGTGCATCCCAATGTGATGCACCGCATAGATGCTCTTGCGGATGAAACGGGCAGCGATTATTCGGAGTTCATAACCTCTATGGCGTTCATAACGGGCGACTATGCCGACAACGAGATACTTAAAGTGTCCGACCCGAAATATCTGAACAGAATATCCGCGAGGGGCGGAGCAAGCACCCATAACGACATTATCGGGAAGTGGGAAGATGTGGATGATACTACCGGACTGCTGACGATGGAAGACATGTATGCCTTTTTCGACAACACGGAACAACGCAACGGAGTGATGCGTGCCTCTGCGGATGTGGCACTCACGGGCGACTTCATGGTGCTGTTTGCCTTTGACGGCTACCATGTTTGCGACATGGAAGCCTGGCGCGGAGTGCCGACTGACGAAATCAGGACATTCATCGATGCGTTTCTTTACAAAAACAATGTGAGGTACGAAAACTTTACCTACGACAGCAACGGACTCGGCCTTTGGCTCAAAGACATGTTCAAAGGGGCGCAGCCGTTCAACAACAAATCGAAAGCATCGAACAGCAACTGGAAAAACCTCAAAAGCGAGTGTGCGGACATGTTCGTTCGCGACATACGGGAGAGGAATTTCAGCATTGACGAGCAAATACTCAAAAGGACATTTACCGACAAGAAGAAAAACAAGTTCGTCGTAGAGGACAGGCTCATGGAAGAGCGGCGCGCCTTGCAGCGCAAGGAGAACAACGGTGAGTGTTTTGAAATAATCTCCAAGCAACAGATGAAAACCGAAGTGGGGCATAGCCCCGACTTCATAGAAGCCCTTATGATGGTGGAGTTGCTTATGCGAGAGAAAACGCGAAAGAAAAAGGTACGCAAAGGTTTTGACATGTGGATGTAGTAATCATAATCAAATAAACACTTAAAAATGGAAACTCAAACTATTAAACCAATAGCCCCCGACAAGATACTCGTCAAAGAGGCATTTAAGCGGATGCTCCCCTCAGAGGACATTTCGCCTACCAACCCTTATGGCTTCCATACAGGCGGCGATGGTGCTCTTGCAGGCACGAAGAGGGATAACCTGCGATATATCATAATGACACAAGCGGATTTTCTGCGAGAGTACAATGTAAGTTCGCACAAGATAAACTCCATAAAATACTATCCCAACCCCATAACGAAAGTAAAGGTTGAGGTGGGAGAGGATGGGTCGGAAACTCAGAGAAGAGAGGAGATGAGGGTTTACCAAAAAATCAAATCGAGGATTGCTGTAGGTTTTCAAGATAGAATTGTAACCAAGCGACTGACAACGCTGATAGGCAACAATATGAATTTGCGCATAGCCAACGCAAAGAGTACCCCCAAGCAAGAAGAAACGCTTTGTGCTTTCCGTGAGGGGTGGGATGTAAAGGATATAGAGATAGCATTGCATGATGCAATAAAAGCGGATGCAATTACGGGAGATACCGCACTCTGTTTCTATCTCGATGATGGGGTTATGGGATGGCGCAGGCTATCATACCTTGACGGCGATATTCTCTATCCTCATTATGACCCGATGACGGGCAAGCTGTCCATATTTGGGCGTTTGTACTCCGCCGTCAATGCAGAGGGCAAGATTACCGATTACCTCGATGTGTGGGATAGCAAATATTATTATCGTTACGCCACAAATCGTGACGGGCGGCGCAGGGTGCATACGCAGAATTGGGAGATGGATGTTGAGCCGACATTACATGGTTATCCCCGTATTCCAATAGCATACCACAGATACGGAGAGCCGTGGTGGGCAAACTCGCAAGACTTGATTGACAGTTACGAGATGTCGCTCAGTCAGCTTGCTGAAAACAACAAGGCCTATGCTTTGAGAATACTCTATACTCTGGGAGAGGAGCTGGAACTCATGGCATCCATTGACGGCACTCCACAGCGCATAGATTCGCCAAATGCAGATGCCAAGATAGGCTTTTTGGAGCCGGCCGATTCCTCAGGCTCTTTTGCTCTGGAGCTTAACACGCTTGAGAAGAACATAATGCGCTCCTCTTATGCAGTGGAAACTCCCGAGATAAAGTCCGGCTCCGACCTTTCTTCACTAACGGTAAAGATGCTGTTTGCGGATTCTTTCCAAAAAGCATTGCTTGACAGTCAGGAATATCAGCCGTTCCTCAATGATGTAACGGAGCTGTTTAAATACGGATATGGAGTTGAGGACAAGAAAATCAGCGACTTTAATGTTCTGAAGGTAAAAGCCGAAATCTATCCTTATATCTTTATGAGCGAAACGGAGATGGTAACAAACCTCACGGCGATGGTATATGCAGGAGCCGTGTCACGCCAGACCGCAGCGGAAAAGGGTTACGAGATGGGCATTGGGGTAAATTCAGAGATGGACAGAATAAGACAAGAGGAACACGACAGGCTCGTGTTGGAGCAACAAATTTCCGATGCTCAATCTCATTTGAAAAATGATGTACACGACAGCAGGACTGAATGATGGACAAGACCATACGCCAGATGACCAAAATTCGCGGCATCGTAGATGTCGAAGTGCGCAAAGTGATAGATGAAATCATCGCTTTGTGTTGGCAATACAAACATCTGGGCAAGCGTTTTTCTTTTACGGCGGTAGCAGGACTTGATGCTCGGATAAATGCCTTGCTCGTCAAACTTTCGGACTTGCTTTATGAGAGGTTTGACAATCTCACGCTTGAGCTTGTAGAGGAGCAAGACAGGGATGATGCGTTGGCCTATATACATCGCACAATCAACGGCAAGAGCCATTTGGAGCGTATAGACGCCCATTCCACGCACTTGAAACACTACCTTGAGGGCTTTATCGCAGTTGCGTTCGTGGCCAATATAGATATTCAGGCGGCGTTGCTCGATGCCAAGACATACCTATCCAATCCGATGCTTTATAAGCATTGGCGTGATGCCGTGGGTAAGGGATTTACCGCAGGCATCCTGCAAACGGGGGAGTACGGATATGGCAGGGGAGTACTTAAGAATCCGATTGACGGACTTACGATGCTCGGCCAGATGACGGTCAACAGCGGCTATCAGTTCGGAGTGGTAAGAGGTTATCGGAGAATGGGGGCGATAGGGTACGGGGTACAAAGAAACTCCAATTACGACTGCCCTCTCTGCGACAGCCTGACGAAAGTAGTCCACCCCCTCAATTCCATAGTGCTACCAGCACACGGTCATTGCGTATGTTCTACATTCCCGATTTATGAAAAGGATTATTTTCAAA